AAATCATTGCCGGCAATGATCTGATCTGGCATATCTTGGAGGATGGCTGGGATATGGTGATTTGCAAGAACCCAGGCCGCTTCCATGTAGCGCGGGAGATGAAACGCTCCGATAATCACGATGAATGCGAGCTGACCTTCCGACAGTTGGGGACAGATGAACTTATTCAGCTCAATGGGGGCGTGTTCGCTTTTCAACGCAACGAGCGCACCCAGGCATTTTTCAATACATGGTATTCGGAATGGCAACGCTTTGGTAAGCGCGACCAGGCGGCTTTATTGCGTGCTTTGTTTCTGCACCCGTTGAAATTGTGGGTATTGGGAAACGAATGGAACACGATTGTACGCTATGATAACCCGGAACGGGCAGTCTGGCTCCGACATTATCCAATGACCGCGCGCAGGTGGCGCGGGATTGTAGATCATCCGCTTTCATCGCCCGAGGCATGGGAAGCAGTGAAGAAGTTTGAAGGACAAGGGAAATGAATAAAGAACGTCGAGTAATGCTGGCGTGTGGCGGTTGGCATACGATCCAACTCGTTAGCAACAGACATTCGTACCCTCGACGTGAGAACATTATACCATGAAACCTTTACGCGTCGCCCTATTCGTCAAAGGCACTCCCTCAGGTTTCGAGCGCGAGATGCGCAATATGGGCTGGTGGAGCTATCCCGTCCCCGAATTCACTTGGCAGCACTTCAATCTGGCGGGCGGTAGGAATGAGGCACGCAGCAGGTTTCAAAATTATGACCTGATCTTCCTAGAAGACCTGAGCGGCAACGCCGGGATACTAACCGGAAATGGCGGGCCTCCTGTAACTTATCTATCGATTGATAGTACATTATCAGAGAAGGCATATCAGGATCGATTGGACAAAGCACGCATGGCTGATTTGATATTAGTTGACCATGACCAACCCTCCCGTTTTCGGATAAACGGAAGGCGCGCTAAACGATTGGATTATTGTATCAATGATCATGTGTTCAAACCATTGGAAAAGACACTGGACATGTCATTCCATTGCGGATCAGGTTCCAGCCGGGGCCAGCCCGGAGGGACGGAGCGGGTTGAATTACGGCAGTATTTACATGAAATTCATATCGGGCATGGCTATTCTTTCCGCTCAGGCGCAATGGGACTGCCGGAATACGCCGAGAGCATGGGACACTCTAAGGTGATCATCAACTGGCCGCGTGTTCCTGGCAATCGTTCCCATCGGGTGCTAGATGCGATGGCCTGCCGAGCCTGTTTGGTGACCGGAACGATACCGAATATTCCAGAAGATAAACTTGAGCGGGATATGCATTACATTGCGTTTGATAAAAAAGAGGAATTGCCCTATCTGTTGGAATCGCTATTCGCCGAGGACAGATGGCAAGAGATCGCCGATAATGGCTATAAATTGGTGATGGAAAATCATACCTGGGCGATCCGGGCGCGGGAGTTGCGCGAGATGTTGAGCAGGGAACTGGGGCTGTGACTGACAATCTAATCTTCGATATCGGAGCACATCGTGGTGAGGAGACTGACCGCTACCTGGCCTCGGGCGCGCGGGTCGTGGCCGTCGAGCCGCAAGCGACCCTGGCGCAGGAACTGAGGTCCCGCCATAACGGGAGCAATGCCCTGACCGTGATCGCCAAAGCATGCGGAGCGCAGGGAGGGGTTGTCAATCTATATGTATCCTCAAACACTTGGTTGGCAACATGCGATCCGAATAAGTGGTCACAAGGTAGATTTAATAATCGTCGTTGGGAGAACAGCCAGGAGGTTGAAGCGATTACCCTGGATAGGCTGATCTCCGATTACGGGAAGCCAGACTTCATCAAGATCGATGTGGAAGGCTATGAAGCGGAAGTGCTGCGCGGCCTGTCTGTGGCGGTGCCTGCGCTGTGCTATGAGTTCACCGAGGAGTTTATGGACGACGCGCGGGAGTGTGCTGACCTGCTCTTGACATTGGGTGATTACGAGTTCGCTTATTGTATTGGAAAGAATGGAGAACCAAAGATTTATACCGATGCTGAATCGATGTTCCGCCAATTGGCAGATATTGATATCAATCTGCTGTGGGGCGATATCTATACGAGGTTGAAATGACCGCCACCCATATCATCATCACCACAATCAACGATGGGGCAATCCTGCTTGATCTGGCCTCTAATGCTATTCATTATGGTCGGGAAGCAATAGTGTGGGTGATTGCAGACCGCAAGACACCGGCGGAATGCTACCATAACAGCCAGGAGGCGCGCAAACTGGGCCTTGACGTGCATTTCCTATCACCTGAGCAGCAAGACGAGACGATGAAGGACTACCCCGACTTCTATCACCGCCTATCCTGGGACAGCGATTGCAGGCGCAATATTGGTTATCTGCTGGCATATGAGGCAGGTTGTGAGCGGCTAATCGTCATGGACGATGATAACTATCCACACGAGGATGACTTTATCGGAAGCCATGAGATCGTCAATAAAGAATATGTTGGGATGATGACGAACAATGGCAACGGATATTATAATTATCTCAAGCAAGCCGAATATCAATCGGCTCTTCCGCCATACCCGCGCGGCTATCCCTATTTCGCCAGGGGAATATTAAATCGAACCAATATCAGTGATGGCACAGTTGGGATCAATATCGGGGTATGGCTCGGGGATCCGGATATCGACGCGATGACTTGGATACTCGATCCATTCCAGGTCGATGATTGGATTCGTTTGCCTGGGATGCTTGTCAGAAATACATGGACGCCGATCAACAGTCAAAATATCTGCATCATTCGCGACCTGATCCCGGCAGCGATGTTTGTCCCCCAGCGTTATCCGGGTATCGAATTTATGGATCGTTTCGGCGATATCTTTGCGGGCTATTTCATGCAGGCGGTGAATGAAGATTATCTTATTCATATCGGAGCGCCAATCGTCATACATCGGCGCAACAGCCATAACCATATTACCGACTTGTTCCTGGAGACCCCTGCAATCGCAATCCTTGAATATCTGTTACCATTATTGAAGGATTTCAAGGGAGATGGTTTGACAGTAATAGATCGCTATTTAGAATTGGCCGGTTTTATAATGAAAATTGGTAAGGATTTACTTAATAATTTGCCACCCCAAACCGGGGAGTGGCTGATAGAGACCTCCTGGACGATGACTGCCTGGGCTAAAACTTGTCAAATGATCGAGGGGAAAGCATGATCGATCTATCTGTTGTATTCCCGACCGCCAACCGTTTGCTCCATCTGAAACGCTGTATCGAGAGCGTTAGGGCGCATATCAGCGATCTGTCTTATGAATTCGTGATCGTCGATGGCGGCTCGACGGATGGCACGGCGGAATACCTGGCAGAACAGCCAGATGTCAAGCTAATCCAGCATGGCGAGTTATTGGGATCAAATAAAGCATTCCGAGATAGTCTGCTGGCTGCTTCGGGAGAATATGTATGCCAACTATCGGACGATGTGGAGATCATCGATGGTTGCTTTCAAGCGGCTATAGCTGTACTCCGAACTGATGAAACTATTGGGCAGATAGCGTTTTGTTTCGCCCATCCGGGTGGCGTTCCAGGATTGAGCATGGCGACGGTTGGTAAACAAAAAGCTTTATTCTGTGCCTTCGGGGTCACGCCGCGTAAGATTGGTGAATTGGTGGACTGGTGGTCGCCCGAATATTATCAGCAGTATGGCGATCCTGATTTCTCCAATAAGATCAGAGCGGTTGGCTACCAGATCGTCCCCCTGGAAGGCTATTATATAATTCATCACAAGGCAAATCGGGATGTAGCTTTGAGGCAGCGCAACCGTGAAGACGCGGCGATCTACGCTACTAAATGGATGGCCGGAAATGGGTAAGGTCAGGTTTGGAATTCCCGAGGCATTGGCGTTGAAGATCCGCGATCAATATCACCTGCGTTATTTTATCGAGACTGGCACTTATAAGGCTGGTACTACCCTCTGGGCAGCGCAGAACTTCGAGTACGTGTGGACTATTGAAGGATGGGAAGAATATTACCAGCGCAATATCAACGCTCATTATGACAAAACTAATATCACCTTTATGTTGGGTGATAGCCGGATAATACTCCCCGAAGTCCTGAGGCGCATCGATGAGCCAGCCCTGGTATGGCTGGACGCACATTGGTTGGGCAACTCGATTTTATCGGCTGGCACGGATGGGGAATGCCCAATCCAGGAAGAGATCGCCGCCCTGGTCGCCTCGGGGATAAAACATTGCATTTTGATCGACGATGCGCGGCTATTCCTGGGTAATCTGCCCTCCGAATCTGACCCGCGCTTATGGCCGAGCCTGGATGAGATCAAGAGCTGGTTGCCCGGTTACTACGTGCGAGTATTCGAAGACGTGATCATCGCCGTTCCACAGGAAGGTAAAAGACTGGTCGAGGATCATATTGTCAGGCCGGGAATAAGTATCCTGGTATTGACTAGTAACGATTATGTGCATATCTTGGCCGGGTTTGCTTATCTGTTCAATAAATACTGGTCAGATAAGCAATTAGTGACTGCCCTGCGTTATGACAGACGCCCTCCCTGGCTTCCACCAAACTTCTATGCGCCGGCCGCGGGAAAACAATCCGAGTTAACTTTCTCGCAAGGACTGAGGCGATTCGTCGAATCATCTTATCCATCCGAGATGTTTATCCTGCTCCTGGAAGATTATTACCTCAGCCGGAAGGTTGATATAAAACGTATCAATGAATTGTGGGCTTTAATGGAATCTAATGTAAATATTTCAAAGATCGATCTATCAGGCGATTTGGTGAAGCGGGAACACCTAGAATACCGGCGCGGGCTGGTTGAGGCTGCGCCGGAAGCACTATATCAGACATCGCTACAGGCCGCCATTTGGCGGCGAGATTACCTGCTGCGCTTCCTGGAGCCACATGAGAACCCCTGGCAATTCGAGAAGGGGCATCGTGTAATCTATGTACGCCGTGAAGGAAAATTCGACGGGCTGGTGCTAGGCGTTACCGAACCACCGTTGTTTTATGTCAATGCGGTGGGTGGCGCAGGTAACAGGCCGGGAGAATATGACCATAAGAAAATCCAGCCCGAGATGTGGGATGAGCTGAAAGAGAAGGGGATAGTATGAGCGATATCATCACCCTCGCCAGTCCCTATAGTTGTATCCAATCCGAGTGCTTACAGGAGCTTTATGATTTGGTTGCAGGTATCCAGGTTCCGGGCGCGGTGGTTGAATGCGGCGTAGCCAACGGAGGAACGGCGGCGGTGATCTGGAGCGCGGCTGGCAAGGAGCGGGATTTGTGGCTATTCGACAGCTTCGAGGGATTGCCCCGCCCTACCGAACCAGATGGCGGGCGCGCTTTCAGCAAATATGATTATCACATCGCGACGCATGGCTCCTGGTGTAAGGGCTTCTCAAAACACGTGGAGCATATTGTCGGTCAAGTTGGGAATTTGGATAAAGTGAAAATTATCCCAGGCTGGATCGAGAACACCATGCCGGAATACGCGGCACAGATCGGGCAAATCGCGGTGCTGCACATCGACGTTGATTTCTATGAACCAACCCGCTGTGCCCTGGAATGGCTGCACCATCTGGTGGTCGAAGGTGGGCTGGTGGTTGTCGATGATTATAGCTATTGGCCGGGCTGTAAGATTGCGGTGGATGAATACCTGGACGGGAAAGGTATTATTCCCGTACCGATGACTGGCGCGCCGATATATTGGTATAAATAATATGGCAGATATAAAAGTATCACGACTGGAACAGCCACCTAATAATATGACGATCAAATATCATGACATGGGCGACGATACCCACGCCGAAGTTGTTGCGGCAGTTCTGATTGGAGATCAGCCTGGCAATACAATGGATTTGCCAATCGATGAAGCAAGCGATGCGTTGGTGACTATTGAAAATGCGATGCAAGAAATCCATGGCGGCGAGATGTTCAGTGCTGAATATACCGCTTCAGTGATGAATAATAGTCGACTCGATTTGCAGATAACGACGGGAGCGACGAAAAACGCATATATTTCTATCAAGGTCTCGGCGGGTGGGCAATGTGTAGTCTATTTTTACGAAAATCCGACAACGAGTAGCGGATCATCCATCATTATCCGTAATATGAATAGAGCATCACAAAATGCCTCGGCTTGCTCTATCGTCCATTCACCATCGGTGAGTTCCATCGGTACTGTTGCGCTGATCAATGGTCGCCTTATCCCGGGCGGAACTACGGCCCAAACCCGCGTCGGTGGCTCAGCGCAAATCGGAACAGAATGGGTTTTGGCAACAGGTACTAAATATCTATTGAGAGTAATCAACGTCAGCGGCGGGACGATTATGATCAATGCCGCGTTCGAGTTCTATGAGGAGATCGAATGAAGCTAAATGGAACCGCCGATGAGATCATGGCGATTATCGCCACACAATACCCGGATGTGATAAAAGCTCTACGAACGGCGCGCGAGGCGGTACCAAACGGAAAGCCACAGGATACGCTCTGGCCTTATCAGGCAGCCTGTCTATATATTCTGGCGCAGAGATACGACGGCGGGCATATCCTGGAGTTGGGCACGTATTACGGCTTCACGGCAGCAGTTATGGCTCTGGCTGCACCGAAGGCGAATATCATCAGTCTGAACCCGCAATTATTGGAAGTCGAGAAGGCGCGTCAGAATTTGGTCAGGTTCGAGAATGTTTCTGTTATTTGCCGCTATTCCTGGGATTATCTGGAGATGCTAGACCCAGAATGGCGATTCGACATGATCTTCGTGGATGGCGACCATAAGAGGATACGTGAGGATTTTCCTTGGTATAATAGGCTCAATATAGGCGGGCTGTTCTTTTTCCACGATTACAGCCCGAACGGATCGGGGCGTGCCTGCCCATCGGTTTATCGGGCGTTACTGGACTTCAAACGATGGATCGGGCGCGAATTCGATGTGTCGATCATCGATGACCAGCAGGTTGGAATAGCTGGGTTTTATAAGCGGATTGATGATCCAATCTATAGTTGATTAAGGAGATTGAAATGAAACTCAGCATATTAATAAACGAACTTCAGAAAGTCTTTGATACAAATGGTGATCTCGATGTACAAATTGTATCCCGCAGTTGGGAAGAATCCTCCTTACCTATTGGTGTAATGGGTGGTGGTGGAGCTGGATTGTCTGACAATTGGCATGGGACTATCAAGACGGTCATGGTTAGCAAAAAATATCCTAATCAAATTGAAATAGTCTCGACTAAATAAGGGGTGTGTAATGGCAAGCGGCGATACACTTTTAATCTTTCATCCATACAACAACGAACCACCGACGGCAAATTATGCCACGCTAGACACGCGCAATCAGCACCCTGTTTTGGATTTCGATGCGACAACGAATGAAACAGCCATCTTCTCGGCTGTCATGCCGCGCAATTACGCGGGCGGAGGTTTGACAGTCTATCTCCATTATGCCATGACCAGCGCAGAGGCAGATACAGTCGATTGGGATGTGGCCTTCGAGCGTATTGGGGATGGGGTTCTGGACATCGATGCCGACAGCTTTGCGGCAGTGAATAGCGTTGATAATACGACCGTACCGGCGACTACCGGGCTTGTAGATATCGTGAATGTTACCTTCACCGACGGCGCAGATATGGACAGTATAGCAGTGGGTGAGGCTTTTCGATTGAGTGTTACCCGTGATGCAGTCAGCGATGATGCTGCTGGCGACGCGGAATTATTGGCAGTCGAGATCAAGGAAACATAATGGCAAGAAGTTTTAATGGAGATACTCCAGATTATTTATATACCAATTCGCCTCCTGTTACTGGGGCTCCATTCACAATATCAGTTAGAGCAAACGTTACCTATTTACCAACGGGAGTAAATAAGGTAATTTTATCTCTCTCTGATACAGCCAGCGATAATAATGGTTTTATTATATATGTGGGAGCCGATAGTCTATCTTACTTCTTTATTCAAGATTCAGTCGGTTATACTCAAACTGCTGGAGTAGCTAATACGTATGGTCAATGGCAGAATTATTGTGCCGTTGAAGCCGCTGTTGATGATCATGCTCTTTACTATAATGGAGCTAAATATACATCAGTAGTTAGTAGAATACCTGCGAGTATAGATCGTTTTAGTATTGGAATCAGAGGAGACCAAACGCCTGATATGCCCTTATATGGCTCAGCAGCCGAGGCAGCTATCTGGAATACAGCACTTACAGCAGATGAGGCTTCAGTTCTGTCAAAAGGGTATTCGCCTTTATTGATTCGCCCTCAAAATCTTGTTTTCTACATTCCATTGATACGGGATAATGATGATGATTTGATTGGTGGTCTTGCTCTTACAGCGAGCGGATCGCCTGGGATTACAGCTCATCCACGAATATTTTATCTATCTCCATTACCTATTCGATATGAAACATCAGTGGCTCCACCGGCAGGTGCAATTATGAATCAATTACAATTCGGCAACTTGGGTGCCGATTTATACAACGGTACATTGATAGGGTAAAGGCACAGGAATACAATGGCAATTCACCAACACGCAACGATAGGCGATACGATTTACTTCTGGTTCGGTTCTAATGACACCAGTGGATCGGGCAATGATGGGGCGAGTGCGGCGGCAGATGTACGCCTGGCGGGCGGGGCTGCCGGCGACGCACCGATATTATCTCCATCCCCCACTTTACTAACCCATGCTAACTATCCAGCAGGCTGTTATGAAGTAGCAGTAGCCGCTACAGTAGGCAACGGGTTTGCTGCCGCCAGCACTTATGCGATATTTTGTACATTATTAGTGGATAGTCAAAATCCGACTGGGTTTATCGGATCGTTCACATTGACCCCATTGGCAACAGCGGCAGCAGTTGCCACGATTGATGATTTCTTAGATACAGAAATAGCCGCCATTTTAGCAGATACGAACGAACTGCAAACTGATTGGGCGGACGGTGGACGGCTCGACCTAATTTTGGATGCGCGCGCCAGTCAGTCCAGCGTGGATACAGTTGATAACTTCCTGGACACTGAGATCGCCGATATTTACGCAGCCGTTGTAACCGACGCAGCAGGTACAAATATCGCCGCGGATATTATCGCCATGAAAGTTGATACAGCGGCTATCCTGGCAGATACTGGGACAGATGGAGTAGTAGTGAAAGCGGCTGGTCTTGCGACTGATGCCGTGGCCGAAATTGCCGACGGCATTTGGGATGAAATAATCACGGCAGGCCAACACAATATCAAGAATAGCGCGGCCCGCATTCTCCGCCAGGCTTCCGGTGGTACAAATGTAACGCTACATTCTGGAATAGCAGCAAGTGGCACGGCATCAACTATTGTGCTAGATAATGCCGCGTCCGCTACGAATGATGTCTATAATCGCAACCTGATCGCTCTTGTCGGTGGTACTGGCACAGGACAGACGCGACGTATCGTAGATTATATTGGAGCCAGCCGTACTGTTTATGTAGACGTCAATTGGGTGGTCAACCCGGATGCGACCTCACAGTTCGAGGTTGTTGCAGCACCAACATCTATATTTGCAGATGAGGGCGTGGCACAAGCCGGTGGAAGTGATTACATCGATCTGGCAACTACAGCCAGCACTACAGATGATATTTACAACAACTCCCTGATCACAATAACAGGTGGAACAGGTTCTGGGCAGACTGAAGTCATCACCGATTACACCGGTGCAACTCGCCGGGCTTCCATTGCTGCCGAAACCTGGGGAACACAACCTGATAGCACATCGGTTTACGCCGTTATCCCGGCTGGAAATGTTGCTCCAGACACCGGTTCGGTTTTACCGGCTCCGACCGCAAGCGAAGTAGCTGACGCGGTTTGGGATGAATTGAAAGCCAGTCATACAATCGCCGATTCGTTTGGCGATTACTTGGATGATGAGATCACAAGTCGATCAATCGCGGGCGACGCCATGAATTTGGCCGATAACGCAATTACAGCCGCAAAATATGACGAAAGTACTGCTTTCCCATTGGCAAGTGCTGATACAGGAGCGACAGCGGTTGCCAGGACTGGTGCAGATGCGGATACACTCGAAACTCTAAGCGACCAACTAGATGTTGCCCAAGCTGATCTTGACAATCCGAATCAATATAAGGCAGATGTATCAGCACTTGCGCTTCAAACCTCCGTCGATGACCTGGAGGGTAGATTAACCGCTACCAGGGCAGGCTACTTAGATAATCTATCAGCTGGCGCGGTTGCGCTGGAAGCCACGGTGCAGTCAATCCTGACTGACACAGCGGAAATCGGACTGGCAGGTGCAGGATTGATCGCCATTCCCTGGAATGCTACCTGGGATATAGAAGTGGAAAGCGAAGCGAATGATGCATTGGTAGCAAACAATCTAGATCACATCGCCTTGACTGCTACAGGTATTCCTGCTATTCCAGCTGGTACATATCTGGATCAAATGATGGATGATGGTACAGCAGTCTATGATCGCACTACGGACAGCCTTCAAGCAATCCGTGATCGGGGCGACGCGGCCTGGGATACGGCGGATGTATCCGCCCTGGCTCTGCAAGCATCGGTTGATGACCTGGAAGGGCGGCTGACAGCCACCCGAGCAGGTTATCTCGATAATCTGTCTGGTGGAGCCGTGGCCTTGCAATCTTCCGTCGACGATCTTGAGGGAAGATTAACGGCTACTCGAGCAGGATACTTAGATAACCTGAGCGCGGGAGCGGTCGCTACAGCGGCCAGCATCGCCGCGTTGAATGATCTATCTGCTGCCGAAGTCAATATAGAGGTTGATACAGCCCTGGCTGACGCGAACCTTGACCATCTAGCAGGGACGGCCACAGGCATACCGGCAATTCCAGCGGGAACCTATATCGATCAAATGATGGATGATGGAACGGCAGTCTTTGATCGCACCACCGATAGCTTGCAGGCCATCCGCGATAATATGACCGGAACAGATACAGCTGCTATCGCCGATGCGGTATGGGATGAGGTGATCAATGTCGGTCACGCCGTAGCTAACTCAGCAGCGGTTGACCTGGTAGCAGTCTTGGAAGATACAGGCACCACCTTAGATGATTTAGTCGATGATCTGGAGAGCCGTTTATCTGCAACGCGGGCCGGATATCTTGATAACCTGTCCGCCGGGGCCGTGGCTCTGCAAGCCAGCATAGATGATCTTGAAGGCAGGTTGACGGCGGCAAGAGCCGGATACCTCGACAACCTATCTGCCGGGGCGGTTGCTTTGCAGGCTTCTGTGGATGACCTGGAAGGCAGATTGACGGCAGTAAGAGCTGGGTATCTGGACAATCTATCGGCGGGCGCGGCAGCACTGGAGGCTACGGCTCAGTCTATCCTGACCGATACCGGAACGACCATCCCGGCGCAGATCATCGGCCTGAATAATCTATCAGCGGCGCAGGTCAACGCCGAAGTGGTCGACGCGTTGAATGTGGATACTTACGCCGAGCCAGGACAGGGCGCGCCAGCTGCAACTGCATCTCTGGCGGCTAAGATTGGATATCTCTATAAAGCCTGGCGTAATAAGAAAACCCAAACAGCGGTAACACGCAGTCTTTATAATGATGCGGGAGATACCGTGGATCAGAAAGCAACCGATTCGGATGATGGCGTTACATTTACGAAAGGCAAGATTGGAACCGGGCCGTAATCATGCCAATCGATACTGCCGCAAAACGCTCCTCTTGCCTCGACTTCGAGGAAGTCTGGACAGCGGGTATCCCATTTCCAGACAGCATCGTCGATCAGGGGGATCGACAACATTTACTGTGGAGTTATTCAGGGATTATAGTCGCTGGAGGTATCTTTCCGGGTATGATAGCAATCTCGGATACAGAAATCATGGTGGTTGGAATCTCGGATACAGAAATCATGGCTGTTGGCATCTCGGATGAACAAATCGGTAACGTAATAATCACGGATGACGACAACGGGTGATTAGGGAGATATAAATTATGGCAAATACATACAATAAAGGGGCGCGGGTACGTTATGCAGCGACTTTTACGGTTAGTTCGGTTAATGCCGACCCAACTGCCGTATTTCTCAAAATCCAGGACCCGAGCGGTAATGAGGCAACTTATACATATTCGTTGGGCGAGGTGACCAAAACCGCCACCGGCCAATATCGTAAGGACATCGATATCGACGAAACCGGATACTGGTATTATCGTTGGGAAGGCACCGGAGCGGTAGTTGCAGCCAGCGAAGCGCACCTACTGGTGCGGAGTACGGAGTTTTGATATGGCAACTGCAATTTACGCAAACCACGCTGAATTGAAAGACAGGATCGGAAAATCACTCAATACCGATGATGCTGTCCTGGACGCGCTGTTATCGGCGGCCAGCCGCGCTATCGATGGTTACTGCAACCGGCCCGATGGATTTTTGGCGATAACGACTGCCGCGGCGCGTTTCTTCCCTGGCTCGGGCAAGCCTTATCAACGCATCGATGAATGCGCGGCGATCTCTGCTGTGGCGGTCAAGGACAGTTCAACTGATGATGAAACCTCCTATACCGCCTGGACATTGGGCGTGGTTGGAACGACTACCGGCGCGGATATTTTCCCATGCTCTGGAGACCCGAAATATCCAGATTACACCAGCCTACCCTATACTCTACTCGTCATCGGTGCCAATGGAGATTTCGATCATTTCCCGACCGGGAAATTCACCACACGCGGCGGCTTCAGGCCGTCGAGCGGGATTGTACGCAGTATCCCGACGGTCAAAGTGACAGCGAGATGGGGCCATAGCCTGACAATTCCGGCCAATGTTAAAGAGGCTTGCATTTTGCAATCTGCCAGATGGTGGAAGCGGGGCGAAAGCTCCTGGGCGGATGCTCTGGCCTCGTCAGATTTAGGACAACTGCAATTCAGGCAGTCGCTTGATCCTGACCTGAAGGCCATGTTGATCGAGGCGCGTCTAGTGCGCCCCGCCATCGGGAGGCGGTAAAATTGGGGTATAATTACTCTCAATCAATTGGGCCATCCCATTAGGGTTCGCCAATAGAACAAGCCGCCGCTCTGCGCCCGCTCCTAAATATGGAGCGGGCTTTTTATTTATGGCAAACGCAATCGACATCGAAGTAAAAGGACTTATTGAGGCACAGCGCAAGCAGGAGCAGGTCATTCGCGATCTGCACGGCGAGCCGATGCTAAATGCCATGCGCGACGCGACCCTGATTGTCACCAGGGCGGCCAAGAAGAATTCTCCGGTGGATACCGGTAGGCTGAGAGCCAGCATCACCCCAGAGGTCAGGATGATGGGCGACACGATAACCGGAGTGGCAGGGAGCAACGTGGTTTACGCTGCGATTCAAGAGTTTGGAACTGGGCCATACGAGATAAGACCAAGGACAAAATCTGTCCTGCATTGGGTAACGAAATCTGGTGAGGATGTCTTTGCTAAATATGTCATGCACCCAGGAATCAAAGGAAAACGATATCTTCAGCGTGCTTTTGAAGACAATCGAGATCGCATCATCCGTCGGTTAGAGAGAGGCATTAATCAAATCGTGGAGAAAAAGTAATGGCGGTCACTCTTGGACAAATCCTGGACGCGATTGAAGCAACACTGGCTACGGCAACTACTGTTAACCGTAGCGAATCCTATGATGAGCTTACCGAAGGCATACATGATTTCCCCATGCTCCAGGTTTATCCCGAAGTAGGAACACAGGACCCGAGCGGAGGCACAGATCGGACAACATTCAAGGGCGGCGTCAGGCAGACCGAATTTACCATTCACGTCGATTACTATGCCAGGCAGCGCAGTCATATTGGAGAGGATATGTCCGCTCTGGTAGACGGGATCGATGCGCTTCAAAACGTATTCGAGGCGCAGGATACAAAACCTTATTTTGCTCTGGATGGCATCCGCGCCTTCAAATGGTCGTGGAGCCGGGCAGTATTCACATATGGCGATCCTAATGTCTCCTATATAGGTGCCCGTTTTGTGCTGATCATAAGGGTATTCTGATGCCACTTTATCGGGCATTACGCAATCTGAGCAATGGGATCGATCAAGGGGTGGTGTTTGATCAATCCCGACTACAAGCCAAATCAATCCCCATCCTGGAGGAGCGCGGCGCAATTGCTATAGTTTCCACGCCGCCCCTGGCTGAATTTCCAGGATGGAAGATACGCGGGGCGAAGTTCGCCAAATTAGGAATCACGACCGTCGAGCAACTCATGGAGGTGGATATCGAACAGACAGCGCAATCGTTAAAGGTAAAGCCACAGATGATTTCGGCTTGGAGATATGAAATCGTCGGTTGGTTATCAGCCCCGAAGCCGAAAGGCGGCTGAGGGTGTAGGAAACATTAACTTCAGTTAGGAGATAACAAATGGCACAGACTACAACTTCGGTGAACGCATGTGATGTCGCGTTATGGATTGATAATGCCTCGGGCACATTGAAAGACGCATCCGGGTCTAGCAATTCAGTTTCAATGAATTTTACCAAGAACATCGGCGAGCTAAGGACATTCCAGCAAGTATGGCCGGTGCGGTTGAGTTGCGGCAAAGATAGTACCTTCAATGTAGTCGCCGTATATTCTACGGCTGCCGATGAGGGCGCGGACATCCTGATCAACTGGTACTTCGCCGCCAACGAGCCCGCTTTGCGGACAGTCAAGGTTTATATCCCCGACAAGAATGTCGGCTCGGACGTGTATGCTGGTGAATTCGTCATGGAAAGCCTGGACATCCCCGCCAGCTCTGGTGAGGCCGGGCCGATCCAACTGACCGCCGTCCTGCGGCCTTCCGGCGAATTCACGCTGACCACCAACGCCACTTAATCATGGCCGAATTCAAAACCGATCAATGGGGCGGAGTGCGCCTGGTTGTACCGGATAAACCGACTGTTTATCAGATCGTGACCTTCGATTCTAAACGCCTGGAGCTGGATGGGCTACCGCCGATGATCATCCTGTGGGAAATGGCGAAGCTGCTCATCCAGGAATGGGAAAGCGATGTCATGCCGGATTTCAAGGCTGATCTCGAAAAGCTAGATGACCCACGTCAGGCGCGCATTATCGAATGGGCTGGGTTAGCAATCTCGGCCTACCGGCGCGGCCTGGATGCAGTGCCAAAAAACTCCTGAGGGCGGCGGTGCAGGCCGCCAAAGGCAAAGGCGATCCGCCGCCCTTGTTATGGAAAAAATGGCGCTGCCGTGATTGGGGCATTCCGCCCAGGATGGCCGGTATCGACGATCAGGACTACGCGGAGATCCACGTTATGGATATGCTGGAAACTGTCTATGAGGCGGTAAGAGCCTGGCGCCATGCCGCGCAGCATCCGCTTGATGAGCGCGAACAGGCAGTTATCAACTGGCTGACTAAAATCAAGGTGATGTAATGGCTAATGTCATTGAAATTCTGATCAAAGCCAATAATAAAGCCTCAGCCGAGCTGGCTAAGGTTGATAAATCTTTGATGGGGGTCGGAAAAGCCGCGGGAGCATCTGCGGGGGGAATTAAAGGATTAGGAACTAATTTAGATAATACACTCAAAAGTCTAACCGGATTCGGATTGGGGACATTTACAGCGATTGGAGCAATTACCTCATTAATCGGTAGTTTCAAAAAGGTTATTAATGAAACAGTTGAATATGGAAAACAAGTCGATGATCTATCGCGCGCCCTGGGAACTAGCACAGAGGAAGCTAGTAAGCTGATCCAAATCGCGGATGACTTAAGAATAGATACCGGTTCTTTAACTACAGCCTTTAGGATTGCGCTAAGACAAGGAATTATTCCTAGCATAGCAGGGATTAAAGATCTAGCAAAAGAATACCAAAAATTAGCTACACCTGCAGAAAAAGCTCAGTTTGCCTTACAGAAATTCGGACGCTCCGGATTGCAGATGCAAAAGTTCTTGGAGTTGGCTCCAGGACAGATTGACGAGATGGCAAGGGCCGCAGAAAATGCTGGATTGGTGATGAGCCGCGAATCGGTCGAAGCAACCAAACAATATTATCTGGCTCTTGATCAATTAGATGATCGCATGATGGGGTTAAAAGTTACGGTTGGAACCGCTGTAATACCGGCCCTAATATCTCTTGTAGAGATGATTGATATCCTGATTTCAAGAGATACAGAAGACTGGTTCCAGCGTGGAGCAGATAAAGCTGCTAATTTTATCAATACTGTATTTGAAGGCACGCCATTAGCAAC